TATATCACGACTGTTAGCAGAGTCTATAGAGAGAGAGAATGGCAGCTATAGCGGTAATACACAGAGACAAGATACTTGAACGCATCTCTAACGGGGATAAGATAGCTGATATTGCAAAGGACTATGGTATTACACAGCCAGCAATCAGCAAGGCTCTCCTGGATGATCCTGAGTGGATTGAAGCAAGGAAGAATGGAGCGTTGAGTAGGATAGAGCATTGGGAAAAAGAGATAGAGAATGTGAGCGCAGACACTAACCAGGTTATGCTCGGGCGCGCAAAAGAGATGCTCAGTCATGCCAGATGGAGAGCGGAGAGGGAATTCCCTGCTCAATGGGGCGGACAGAAGCTAAACATCAACATTATCAGCAACATAACGATGGATGATGCATTAGCTAGTCAAGCAGGAGACCTGTTGGAGCATATATCTATTACGTAGTAATTACGTAATCATCCTCTGTAACCCGCATGGATAGTCATAGTGTACTGCCTACTATAGGCACAGACATCAAGCATATGTACTGCCAAGCGTTAATTATCAAGAGGTTAGGGTGATTTGATCGAGAGGGGGTGGCAGGGTAGCCGGGGTAGACAAGTTTACGATTCGACCCACCCCCTAAGGCTAGGTACCCTAGACATATGCCTTGACCCAAAAATTTTGCAAAAAAAATTGTAGAAAACACAACATCTAGTATCAAGTGCCGAAATAACCGCCCCTATACTCTGCTAACCACAATATATGGTATATATGAACAACGCTATCTACGCTTCAATCACTCCCGAATACCGCGCTCAAGCTATCATTGGAGCATTAAACAATGAAGCTCACTTGAAAGGCATTGGAGCCTACACAGCCGAACGTAAAGACGAGTTACTTGCTCAGTGTATCGCTAAAGAAATCCATTGCGCTGTTAATGCAGCCGTAGCCGCTGACAGATTGAAATGAAAGACATTCAAGCCGACATATACGAAACCATTCCCCATCCACACAACAAATGGATGGAAGCCAAGTTTGGATTATTCCCTAACAAGTTTCTCCCCGATCAGCCTAACTTCCCTTGGCGTTCTGCTCGTGAGTTCAATTGGGCAATCCGGCTAGACGGAGTAAGGCTTGGTTTCGGTGTCACTGAATGGCCGCAGTTCGTAGAGTGGATTAACGGGATAGACGCAGGACTAAAGGAGCGTGGGCTTGTTAGATGAATCACAGATTGCCAAATTACGCGCCCTGCCACTCGATAAGCTAATAGCCTATTGGGACGCTCTAGAAGCTCTAGGGCGCAAGCAAAAGAATCTTGAGGGGGTAGTGAGGGAGTTGTGTCTGGTTGATCTGGCATACCTCTTAATACGCGCCTGTAGACGTAAAGATTTGCTCCATCCCTGGCTCTATGCGCGAATCAGGGAAGTCGAATCATCCCCTAACGGACATATTGACCTCTGGAGTCGTGAACATGGTAAATCCTCAATCATTACGTTTGGGCAGACGATCAGCGATATTCTCAATGACCCGGAAATCACATTTGGACTCTTTAGCCACACTCGCCCAATCGCAAAGGCATTTCTCCGACAAATCATGCGAGAGCTTGAGTCAAATCAGGTTCTCCATAACGCATTCCCAGACGTACTCTGGGGGAAAGATGTACGTGCTGCGCCCAAATGGTCTGAAGATGACGGAATCATTGTCCGCAGAAAAGGAAACCCCAAAGAAGCAACCATAGAAGCGTGGGGATTGATCGACGGACAGCCGACCTCTAAGCATTACCAGATTCTTCTCTATGACGACATAGTTGTTAGAGACTCAGTAACAACTCCTGAGATGATTGCCAAGACGATGGAAGCGTTAGAGCAGTCCTATAACCTCGGCGTGACTCCTGGCGGCTCCCGTAGGTTCATAGGGACGAGATGGCATTTTAATGATGCGTATTCAACATTAAAGAAGCGTGGAACAGCGTTAGCAAGAGAGCACCCCGGAAGAGTCGGTGGAGTCGAAGAGGGCGAATCAGTCCTATGGCCGGATCAGACTCACGTAGAAAAGCGCAGGGACATGGGGGAGTTTACCTATGCCTGTCAAATACTCTTAAACCCGCGTGCTGACGCTATGCAAGGATTTAAACGGGAATGGATTAAACACTATGCAAAAGTTGACGAAACTAAGCTCAATAAGTACATGCTTGTGGATGCTGCTAGTTCTAAGAAACGTGGATCTGATTACACCGCTATTTGGATTATTGGCATCGGTGAAGATGGGAACTACTACGCCTTAGATATGATACGCGACAGGCTTAACCTGAAAGAGCGCGGGGATGCTGTATTCAAGTTACACCGCAAATGGAAGCCAAGGCAAGTCAGGTACGAGAAGTACGGCGCTATGTCCGACATTGAGCACCTTGAAAGCAAGATGGAGCAGGATACATACCGATTCAAGATTACCGAAGTCGGTGGACAGGTTGCCAAGATAGACCGTATTAAACGCCTTCTCCCGATATTTGAGCAAGGACGGTTTTACCTACCTAAATCGCTACATGTTACGGATTGGGAAAAGACTCCAGTAGACCTCGTTAACTCGTTTATCGAAGAAGAGTATTTACCATTTCCGAATGGGGTGCATGACGACGCTTTCGACGCTTTAGCCCGTATCGCTGAACCTGACCTAGACCTAATTTGGCCCCAGGAAACGAAACAACAAGCGCCCGAACCTGAGCGCCCTATAGGGAACCAATCAACTGCATGGATGTGTTGATTATATTTTCTGAAAGGGGTTACGGATTTAAGTTATTGTGTTATAATGATAATTGTCAGGACAGGGGTTGCAACCCTTTCTCGTACCTTAACTACGAGATTACTGACACCTATCTTCTACCGTTAAGGGGTATCAAATGAAAACTTGTAAGAAATGTGGGCACAACTTCGCCGGAACCCGTTGCAGCCCTTGTCAAAAAGCTTACGCAGTAGCTAACGCAGACAGACTAAAGGCTTATCGCCAGACTCGCGCCAAGGAAATTAGTGCCCGCAGTCTCGCTTGGCAAAAAGCAAACCCCGCAAAAGCAAATGCATCAAGTGCCGCGTGGAAAGCAGCTAATCCAGAAAAAGCCAAGGCTTACGTAATGCAGTATTACGAAGAGAATAAAGAAGCTAGGAGTGTGGCCTTTTCCTCATACAGGGAGGCCAACTTGCCCATCTTGTCGGCGCGCTTGGCTGTTTGGAAGAAGGCCAATGCAGATAAGTGCAACGCGTCAAACTCGGCACGTAGGGCGGCAAAGTTATCCGCAACCCCTGTATGGGCTGATCTAGTAGAGATTGACAAGATGTATGCGCTCGCCACTGCTATGACGAAAAGCAGTGGTGTTTATTGGCACGTAGATCATATTGTGCCGTTGCGTTCGGATTTGGTTTGTGGGTTGCATGTGCACCACAATATGCAAGTGTTCCTGGGTGCCGATAATTGCAGCAAAGGCAATAGACATTGGCCCGACATGCCCGACTAATTTAAAAGGATTTGACTTGGCTGACGAAAAGGAATTGAAAGGTAAGAGCGACAAGAGCATCCTGGCCTTAGCCAAGCAACGTTTTAAACAGTGCGTTGATGACCACGAAGAAGAGCGAGCCAAGCAATTAGACGACCTGATTTTTGCTGACGTTGACCAGTGGCCTGCCGATATTCGGGCAGCGCGTGAAAACGATGTAAACGGATCGCGTCCGTGTCTCACGATTGATAAAATATCCCAATATATCAATCAAGTAACCAATGACATGCGCCAAAACCGTCCTGCCATTAAGGCGCGACCTATTGACGATGGATCAGACCCAAAGACAGCAAAGGTGTTTCAAGAGTTAATAAGGCACATAGAAGAGTCAACAAACGCTGACGTCGCTTATCTCACGGCTGGTGAGTCTGCTGTAAAGATCGGAGAGGGTTACTTCCGCTTCGTTACGGACTTCGTTGATGAAAACAGTTTTGACCAAGAGATTCAATTCAAGCCGATTAAAGATATGTTTTCCGTTTATCTTGGGCCACACATGCTGCCCGATGGCTCGGACACAGAATACGGATTCGTGCTTGAAGATGTGCCTTTAGAGAAATTCAAAAGAGACTTCCCGAAATCCAAAGCAGACTAAGAAAGTTTCCTTTCTGACGGTGATTTCAAATACTGGACTAACGGCGATACAGTCAGGGTGTGCGAGTATTTCTACTATGACTTCAAGCCTGAAACCCTGCTCCTGTTGGAAGATGGATCAAGCCTTCTAAAGTCTGAATATGACCAAGCCGTAGAGCAGGGTTTCGAGCCTCCCGCAATAACCAAGACTCGCCCCACTCAAACCAAGAGCGTGAAATGGTGCAAGCTGTCAGGGCTTGAGGTATTGGAAAAGCAAGATTGGGCTGGCAAGTATATACCTATCGTCAAAGTGGAAGGCCGCGCTTCTTTAGTTAAGGGCAAAAGGATATTAAAGGGGCTTGTCCGTCCCGCCAAGGATTCGCTTCGTGCTTATAACTATTGGGCTTCCACGCTAACGGAGAAGTTAGCTCTGTCTCCAAAAGTCCCGTTTATCGGTGCTGTCGGACAGTTTGCTACTCACGGTGACAAGTGGAATAAAGCAAATAGCGTTAACTTCTCACGGCTTGAGTATGACCCTATTAACGTTGATGGCGTGATGGTTCCTGCCCCACAAAGGCAGGCCTCTGCTCCCATGGAGGCGGCTCTGCTGCAACAGTTGCAGACTATCGAGCATGATATTCAAACGTCGCTTGGCATGTTTAAAGCTGCTGTTGGACAGTCAGACCCACAGCAAAGCGGAAGAGCTTTACAGGCTTTGCAAAGGCAAA